ATTCCTCCTTCAGTCATGATGATCATCAAGCCTTATCTGAAGGCTTCACAGAACAAGTATGGTGTTGGCTCTTACGGCCAGACAGGCATGACTCGCAGGCTGGTGCGCTAATGCTGCCTTATGATCAACAGAACATCGCTGCCGCTGTTCAACAGCTCGCGCAAGCCACCCCTGGGGTCATGAAGATCCCAACGGATGCGTTCTTTGATCCTCAGACACAGAGCCATGTCCAGAATTATGAGGTTTACTCCATCCGCGCCTTGAGAGCAGCTAAGAACAGCCAGAAATGGCTGACGATGTTCTCGGATCAGTCCCTCCAGGAGGCGACTGAGATCTGGATGGTGCCCGGCAACACCCCGTTGCCCCCTGTGCCCCGCACAATTATCGACATCTCAACCTCTGTCTCTCTGGCCACGGGTAGGTTCCTGACAGTAGACAATGATGGTGAGACGTTCTTCACAGACACAAACAATGAGATGTGGGTCCGTCTGGTGGATGGCACCCCCTTCTCACAAGTGAGAGACTTAGACGGTAAGGCCCTGCCGGCCTCCACGTTTAAGCAAGGTTACATGGTGAAGCTCGGCCTCGTGCTGGCCGACCCTTCTCATGCACCTGCTGGCCAGCAGGTGTTCTTCGAGAAAGTTTACTCTCCTGGTAACCAGCCAATCTGGCAGATGGTGACCTCTGTCAATCAACCTCCTCTTTCATATCCGCCTAACACCCTCTGGACTGTGATTGAAGTGTATCGTGGTCCCGGCCTGCAAACGCCTGCTTATTATTATCTCGCGGTGAAGAGCTAATGTCCTCCTTTGCTTCAGAAATCCAGCGTTTCACCTCTCTCACAGAGGCTAAGCTGGAGACTGTCGTGAAAGAGTTTCATAAAGAAGTCTTCAACCGTCTCTTAGACAGGTCTCCTGTTAAGACTGGTCATTACAGAGCGAACTGGCAGGTGTCTCTGAACTCAGACAGCTTCTTCGAGCTGAATGGCACTGGCACAGATAATGTCAGGATGGCCATGGGTGAGATAGACAATTATCGTGCTAAGATGGCAGGCACTTTTTACTTTTGTAACCCTGTTCCTTACGCAAACCGCATTGAATATGGTTGGTCTCAGCAGGCCCCTTCGGGTGTTGCGCGCCTCACTGTCCAAGAAATGCCCGCCATCATGGCCAGTGTCTTAGCGAGGTTCACATGATCTTGTCCAAAATCAACATTGCGTTGGACAAGGCTCTCGTGGCTTTTGCTCAAGCTAATTCGATTGACATTGCATTTCCTGGTAAGACTTACACCATGAATAACAATGTCTTTCTCCAGGTCAAAAGGCTGCCGGGTCAGATAGAGAACACGTCCATCGGCCCCAACGGTGTCTTGACATATTACGGTATTTATCAAATAGATATTGTAACACCCGACACGCTGGCTCAGAATGTCGGTTTGGGCAAGAACGCAGAACTTGCGGACATGCTCACCACTAACCCCTTCTTTAACGGTGCTGTGCTCACGGAAAGTGATGTCAGATTGACAGTCACTGACAACCGCCTGGGCCCAATGCTGCAAGAGAAAGGTGTTTGGTATCAACCACTGAGTGTCTCTTACAGGGCACACAAAATTCTGTAAGTTGCGTCTAAAAAGGTCGAATAGACGCCGCGGTCGAGGTCGAAACAACTTTTTCTGAAGGAGCAATCCCCATGACGATTATTGCATCTGGGTCGCTCGTTTCCCTGTCTGGTATTCTGGAGAGCACTTGGGGCGTAACCCCCAACACTCCGTTCACAGGGATTCGGAAGGCCGGAATCACTCTCAAGCCCAATGCGAGCTTCATCGACTCGAAAGAGTTGCGTTCTGACCGTCAGACAGCTGACACCCGCATGACCGCTGTTGAAGCGGATGGTGACATCGACGCTGAGTTGATTGTTGGTGCGTATGATGACTTCCTGGAAGCGGCCATGCTGTCTTCCTGGGCGTCAAACAAGCTCCATGTTGGCACCACTCTTAAGTCTCTTTCTCTTGAAGAGGGCTTCACTGATATTGGTGTCTTCAACCACATTTCTGGTGCTGTTGTTGATTCGTTCAGCATTTCTGCCAAGCCCAAGGAAATTGCCACTGTGAAGTTCTCCTTCAAAGGGAAGAATTACACCTCTGACAATGTCTCACAGGCTGGCGTGATTGTTGACCCTGTCGACAACTCACCTTGCGACACGTTCACTGGCACGATCAAAGAGGGCGGTGTTGTCTCTTCGATCATCACCAGCTTGGACTTCACTGTCACTAACGGCTTTGAGATGGCTTATGTCATCGGTGAGAAGCCTGTCCACGCTTTGGCTCCTGGTCGTGCCACCGTCACGGGTAAAGTGTCCGTATTGGTCACCGATAAGACCCTGATGAACAAGTTCCTGAATGAGACTCCTTCCAGCCTGGAGATCGAGTTCGTGGACAAGGGTGGCGTCTTCAAATATATCTTCCGCTTCCCCCGTGTGATTTACACTGGCTTCGACCTGCCTGTGTCCAAGGAAGGTCTCCTGACCCTGGATATGCCTTGGAAGGCTGTGCTGGACCCCGTCAGTGGCCAGACCATCGAGATCGAGCGCGTTCTCGTTTAAACTGTATGATGTGGGGAAGTTGGCGTCCATCCAACTTCCCCACGTCCACTCTCACTAATCGGCCATTCTGGCCCTAAAGAGGAAAAAATGGAAATCAGCAAGCTAAAGGTTGCCACCACCGCCACCCTCGCCCTTCAGACCCCTGATGGCGCCCCCACGGATGTCAAGATCTTCCTGACTTCCCGTGAGACGGGTGAAGCTAAGCGCCTCGTTCAGCGTAACACTGAGAAGCGCATCTCCATGCTGGCCCTGGGTAAGAAGGTCAAGCCCAATTACACCGAAATGGACGAGGATGCCCTTGAGGTCACCTGTGCCTGTATCGTGGGTTGGGAAGGCTTGGTGGAGAATGGTGAGCCTGTTCCTTGCACACCTGAGAACAAGCGTCGGTTTATGACCGGTGAGTTTGCTTGGATCAGAGAAGCTGTCGAAGAGACCCTGGGCGACCGTGAGGTTTTTTTCAAGAGCTCATCGACCAATTAGTCGATTGGGCTCGTTGGCAGTTCCAAAGCCTCTTCAAGCAAAATAAAGAAGAAGGCAAACATATTCAACAGGCCAGAGAAGCAGCTGCTCGTCTTGGCATTGATCTTTCCAAGCTTGACCTTCCTTCTGAAGAAGAATTCGAGAATCCTTACGATTTTCCCTTTGTTCTTCAGGGATTGTGGAGCACCTTTCTTAGTATCTCTCGTTCGAGGACGTCGAACGGATTTGGCCCAAACCCAGTCCAGTTCTCAGAAGTCTTGGCATGGTCCCGTCTCAATCAAGTAACTCTGCGTGATTGGGAGCTCGATGCCATTTACTCGCTCGATGGAGCTTACTTAGAGGTGGCTGCATCACAGCGGGAGGAGTCCAAGAATGGAAGTAGCAAACCTTCAACTTAATGTAAACACCAACCCTGTCAAAGAAGCCAATTCTGAACTGAAGAAGCTTGGTGAGACAGCGAGCTGGCTCGAGGGGAAGATTGCCGGTTTACTCGGCATCTTCTCCTTTGGTATGTTAGCTCGAGAGTTCTTCGAGGTGAACAAAGAGTTCCAGAGCCTAAAGGCTTCACTGGAGACAGTGACAGGCTCAGCTGTAGACGCACAGATCGCATTCAATAGGATCAAGCAGTTCGCCAAAGAGACTCCTTATGAAGTAGACAACGTGACTCGGGCATTCATTGCCCTGAAGATGCGTGGCTTCAACACCTCAGATGACTTCCTTCGGTCCTGGGGTAACATGGCGGGTGCTTTTGGTAAGACAATGGAGGACTTTGCTCAGGCAATCGGCTCTGCCTCAGTGGGCATGATGAAGCCCCTGAAACAGTTTGGTATCAATGCTAAGCAAGAGGGCGATAAGGTCTCTTTCGTCTTTAAGGGCGTAACAGAGACAATTAAAAACACCCCTGCAGAGATTGAAGCATATCTCAAGCGCATCGCAGACAACAATTATGCCTCGGGTATGGCGCGTCAGATGGCCACCCTGGGTGGTGCTTGGTCCAACTTGAAGGACGTCATCTCTCAGACTTGGGAAGCAATGGGTAATGCTGGTCCAGGCTCGCTCCTGTATCAGTCCATCATTGATCTGACAAACGCCATTGAGAACAACCGCCCTAAGATTGTGGCCTTCTTCAAAGACTTCGTGGATGGGTTTGTCTCGACCATTAAGTTTGTTTACGACCATCG